CTCCAACGTAGTGGCCGGTCTTGCCGCCTCGAACGACATACCACGCGGGCTCGTGTTGCCAGTGGTAGTCGCCGCGGCCCAGGGTAAAGCGGTCCTTGCACCAGATGATCATCGACCGATGCCTGAACTCGCACGCCTCAAGGCTGTCGAGAACCTCTCGGGTGAAAAGCGATGCGTGCCACACGTAAGCCACATCACCAGGAAAAAGCGCCCACGCCTCGCGCCAGTCGGCGCGGTCGTCGTTCAGCACCTTGCCCAGCTTCTCGGTGTTCTTGTTCACGCCGGCACGGGCTCGCCAAGCCGGGTCGTACTCCACTCCATATGGCGGGTCCGTCACCATCAAGTGAGGCTTGACCCCGTTCAGCGCCTTTGCCACCGCCGCCGCGTCCGTGCTATCACCGCACACGATGCGATGCCTCCCCAGAAGCCACGCCTCGCCGGCTTGGCATACCGCTTGCTGGGGGGGGTCCGGCGTGTCGTCTGGGTCTGTGAGGCCCTGGACTGCCTCGGGTGTGCGCAGCCCGGCAAGGAACTCATCCAGCCCCGCGCGCCCCGACTCCACGCCCTGCAGCAGATCATCCAGCATCGCTTGGTCCGTCTGCGCCAGCCCGCCTATCGGGTCCAGCGTCGCCAGCACCAGCCGTTCCTCGGCCTCGGTCAGTTCAACGTACAGCACCGGCACCTGCGGCTCGTCGCGCTTCAGCGCCAGTTCCACCCGAGCGTGGCCGTCGACCATGTGCCCGGTCGTGCGGTTCACGATGACGCGCTGTACCCAGCCAACGGTGTCCAGCATCCCCTCCAGCGCAGCCAGCTGCTCCTTCGGGTGCCGCCGCCAGTTCTGCGGGTTGGCCAGCAGCTGGTCGGGCGCTTCCGTGCCCTCGCCGACGATGCGCGAGCGGAAATTCACCGGCTCTGGTTGCTTTTTCTGTGGTTTTCCCATGGCTTTGCGTTCCTTGTTCAGTCTTCGTTCGGCCCGATCAGATCGAGCAGCTTCTTACCCCGTGTGCGGGCCCCGCGCACCGGCTTCGGCGGCTTCTGCCGGGCCCGCCGCGCCTTCTCCTGCTCGGCCCGCTCGTCGGTCCAGCGGTTGGCCGGGTAGCGCGAGCCCTGCACCTTCGTGACCCCAGGCGCGGCAGGCGTCACCACCGGCCGGCCCTTGAACAGCGGCGCGCTGGCCTTGAACCCGGCGGCGGCACCGAAGCGCCCACCCTTGCGTAATGCATCGCTGGCGGCCTTGGCCATCGCCCAGATGCTGGCCGGCGCGCCTGGTGCCAGCGGCTCAGCGTACCGCGCGTCGACAGTGCGCCGCCGGCTGCCCCACACCGCGTTCTCGGCGTCCAGCGTCGGGTCGTCCGCTTCGTCGTCATCTTGCGAAAACAGCGGCAGCGGGATCTGGTTCATGGCGGCGCTCAGTGCGGTGCGCATGGTTGTTGCCCGATCACGCGCGCACCTCACACACGCGGAAGGTGATGCCCGCCAGCACGATGCATTCCCCCACGCGCACCAGCAACGGCAGCACCTGCGGGCCGCTGTACTCGATGACCAGCGGCGACCAGTTGCCGCGACCTAGGGGTTTCAGGACGACGGTCACGCCCGCACCAGATGGAAAAGCGCCGCAACGACCGCCGCCAGCACTGCCACGGCGACCACGAATCCTGCGCCGGCCACACAAGCCCGTGCGGTCATGCCATCGTGGTCGATCAGGTCTGCCTTCATGAGACCAGCAGCCGCAGCAGCAGTTCGGGGAAGCTCATCGGAAGGATGTTCATGGGGTCTCCATTGCAGCCACGCGAACATGAACGCCCGGCGTCTCACCGTAGCGCCTGACGACCAGCAGCCGCGTGATCTGCTTGTCGTCCACCCACGCCACGCCGTTGCCGCCGTCCGCGATGGCCTTGGCGATGTTGTCGATGTCGGGTTTCGTAGTCGGGTGCATGGCGCCGCTCAGGGCCTCGGCGCGCTTCTTCTTCGACCAGCTGGCCGGGATGCTGTGCACGGCCTCGATTTCGACGGCCAGGGCGCAGGCGAACGGGCCGGTATCGGCCATGGCGCGCTGGGCGGCCAACGCAACCAAGCCCTCATAGGCCACAGTCTTGGCCGGTGTGAACATGCGGCTGAAGCCGCCGACTTTGCCGATGCGTGCGCGGCCCTTGCCTTGGGGCTCGCCGGGGACGCTGAAAGCGATGGCGTTGATCACGCGGCCTCCTGTTGCGGCAGCCGCAGCGCGTCCACCATTGCGATGCGTTGCCCGATCCAGCGCGCGGGCGGGATGGCCCAGGAGTTGCCTATCGCCTTGTATCGCGGGCCGTCTGCTGCGGGCTTGCCGCGCACCGGGATCAGTGTGTAGTTGTCGGGGAAGCCTTGCAGCCGTTCACACTCCACGGGCATCAGGCGGCGCACAGCAGCGGCAGCAACGTAGTCACGCGATGAGCCACCTGACGCTGCGCGCAACGCACCTACCGACCCTCCATCGCCGTGCATTTCTGGCTGTGCGCCTTCACTGCGGCCCCGCAAGGCAAACGACACGGCCGGATGCTTGCTCTTGTCCAGCGTCGGGCTGATCGTGTCCACGGGCATGCCTTGCGCGGCTGCGTTCTGCCAGCCAAAGGCCACGGCCGGCGCATGCGCCCCAGCGGCCAGCGGATGGCAAGGATCGCCCGCCCGCGGGTTGCTGTAATTGCTGGCGCTGGTGATCTGCGTGGTGTCAAACGGCAACACCGGCACCAACGGTGTCCCGCGCCCCGTGCCGTCCTCCGAAGCGTCAAACCCCTCGCCGCGCAGCGTGTGCGCAACGAACGTCTCGCTCTCAAAGTCCATACGACCAGAGTCGCCATGAGCCGACAGAGCCGACGCTACATCGCGCGGGCCGGTGGTGTTGTTGCCGCCGTAGGCTTGCTGAACTAGCCCGCCGTCAAGGTCGAAGTCGGTGCCAAGCCCGCCACCCCCTTTAGTGCGTGCGCTAAGGGTGGGGGCAATTGCTTCCCGCGCCCTTCTGCGCGGCGCAAGATCCCCGCGCAGGCTTTCGCGCTCAAGAAGTACCGCTGCGGCACTTCGCCAGTCTCCAAGACATCCGACAACGAACACACGCTGCCGTCGCTGTGGGACGGCGCGAGCGTAGCCGTCCACTCGGACAAACTGAGCGTCAAGAACGCGGTAGGCGAACCCATACCCGAGGAAGCCCAGGAGCCCGAGGAAGGCACCAAAGTCCCGTCCTCCGTTTGATGACAGAACGCCGGGCACGTTCTCCCAAACCAGCCAGCGGGGCCGATACCTTGCAGCAATGGCACCAAAGGTGAGCATGAGTTGGCCACGAGGGTCATCCAGTCCTGCGCGGAGTCCTGCGTTGCTAAAGGACTGGCAGGGTGTTCCTCCGCAGAGAAGATCGAGAGTTGCATCGGGCCAGTCCTTGAACTTCGTCATGTCGCCCAAGTTGGGTGTTGTCGGGTAGTGATGGGCCAGCACGGCGCTGGGGAACTTGTCAATTTCGCTGAGCGCCCAGGCTTTCCAGCCGAGCGGGTTCCAGGCGACAGACGCGGCCTCGATGCCGCTGCACACGCTGAGGAAATTCATTCGACCTTCCCCCTACCTTCCCCGCTTGACAGCGAACGGCCCAGCGGCTTGATGCGCGACCAGTGCACGGCCCAGGCCCGCGCCTCAGGGTCCAGCGTCTGCCCGCCCTTGCTGCGGTTCAACGCGCTCTGCGCGGCGATGCGCATCAGCTCGTCGCGTTCGGCCTGGCGCTCGGCGGCGCCTGGGTGGGTGTCGGTGCCGAAGACTGGCTCAAGGGTGGAAAGGCTCATTCGAACGACTCCGGTGCATTGCGGACATTCGGCCCCTTCAGCGGCGCCGTGGTTTCATGCCACTGCTGCAGGCGGCCTTCAAATGCCAGAACGACTTCGCCGAGTGGGCCGCCGCGCTGCTTCGCTACGTCCAGGCCCACCAGCTTCTGCACATCGCTGAAGGGTCGGCCTGGGTAAAGGAACAGCACAACGTCGGCGTCCTGCTCGATGCCGCCTGAGTCCCTCAGATCGCTGAGCATCGGACGCTTGTCGGGGCGTTTCTCGACATCGCGGCCCAGCTGCGAAAGCAGGATCAACGAGAGCCCTAGTTCCTTGGCCAGCTGCTTGCAACCGCGCGTGATCTCTTCGATTTCGGCGTTGCGGTTGCTTTCGCCCCTGCCCTTGCCGCTGCCAGCCGACAGCTGCAGGTAGTCGACGATCAGCACCTTCAGGCCCTTGACCATGCGCGCCTTCGCGCGAATGTCGGCCAGGCGCAGGGCCGGCTGGTCGTCGACGTAGAACGGAAGCCTGATGATCTGGTCCGTCGCATCGGTCAACCCGGCCCACTCGTCGGCGTGCAACTTGCCCCGCTGCAGCCGCGAATAGTCGATCTGGCCCAGGTTGCTCATTGCCCGCTCGGCCAGTTCGCTGTCGGGCATTTCCTGGCTCAGCATCAGCGTCGTCAGGCCGTCGGCCGCGAACTTCAGGCCCAGGTGCATGGCGAAGCTGCTCTTGCCGACCGACGGCCGGGCGCCGATGACGACGACCTTCCCGGGCTTGAACCCGCCATTCAGCAGGTTGTCCAGAGTCGGGATGCCGGTCGGCCAGCCGGGCAGAACGTTGCCGGCGGCCAGGTCCGAGATGTGGTCGACCTGCCGCACCGCGACCTCGCTCAGCAGCTTCGGCACCTGGCGCAACTGGCGGGTCTCGATGGCGCGCAGCTTCGTCGAAAGCTCGTCCAGCAGCGTGCCGGCGGTGCGCTCCTGCGGGTTGAAGGCGCCTGTCGCGGCTTCGTCGCACAGCGCGATCAGCTGGCGCATCACCGAACGTTCCCGCACGATCTCGGCGTACCGGCGCGCGGCGCTGGAGCCCGGCACCGACTGCGCCAGCTCGTTCAGGTAGCGCAGGCCGCCCACTTCGGCGCCCTTGCCCAGAGACTGCAGCCGCTCGAACACCGTCACCACATCGGCGGGCTTGTTGGCGCCGATCAGGCCGGCGGCAGCTGCGAAGATGGTGCGGTGCTCGTGGCGGTAGAAGTCGGCGTCCAGCAGCAGGTCGGCCACGCGGTCGAAGGCCGCGTTGTCCATGAGCATCGCGCCCAGCACGCTCTGCTCGGCCACCAGGCTGTGGGGCGGCACGCGCAGCGTCGCGGCGCCGTCGTCATCGGGAATGTCGTCACGTGCGCTCATGCGGCCTTGTCCTTGTCCTGGGTTTTTTCGATGACTTGGCGCATGCCCTTCTCCGACAGCAGGAAGTCGAAGTCGGCCGTCCAGTTTTCGTGCTCAGCGCTGCGCCTTGTGCGGCCCATCACAAAGTCGTTTTCCGAGGCGCGGCGGAAGTAGCCGGCAACCCAGGCAAGCGCCTGCCCGGCGGTTTCTGCCCGCGGCGTGCCGTCGCTCTTGCGGCTGCTCAGCACCCAGCCCCACAGGGTCCGCATGGCCTTCTGGCGCTTGACCCAGGTCGGGCCGTCACGCAGCCGGACGGCCGGCAGGCTGGGCAGTGCCAGGTGGTAGGCGTCGACGATGCCGCCGTAGGGGCAGGGGATCGTCGGCGTCGGTTCGGGGGTCGGCTCAGCCGACGTATGTCTTTCTTCTTTAATTCCCTGTCCCTGTCCCTGTCCCTCTCCCTGTCTCTTGGAGTGAATTTCAGGGGGACTTTCAAGGGACACGGGGGGCTTGTCCTCGGGGACAGGGAGCGCGTGTCCCTGGGGACAACCGAGAGAAATCCAGGCATCCAACTCGGGCAGCGAGACCGTTGTCCCGTGGCGCTGGTTGTGCTTCTTGATGCGCCCGCACTCTGTGAACCAGCGCTGCTTCAGCTTGGAGCGCCAAGCGTCGACAGCCTTCTCAGCTATGACCGGGTGATAGAGGCGGCCATCGCTGCACAAGACCCAGCCCCGCAGTGCGCCAGCGCGGACCTTGCGCCAGCCCGGGGCGACGCGCCCCTGCGCCTTGTAGCCGGCCTGCTTGGCCTGCCACTCATCGTTGTCGGGTATCGAGCCGGCGGGCACCTGATGCCACGATGCGCACCAGATCAGGACTGCGGCCCAGCAGGCCTCGGGCGTCTCATCGCTCGCAAGGTCGGAGTCGCGCAAGCGGGCGACGTCCAGCGGCATGAACGGGAAGTCCTGCAGGTTGACCTCTGCAGGCACCAGCGGCGCGGGTCGGGTGTCCGTCATGGCCCTACCACCTGCGCATACCTGCGCCCTGTGCGGATCGCCCAGGCGGTGCTGCGCGAAATGCTGTGCTGGGCCGCCAGCTCGGGCGTCGTGACATCGGCCGGCGCACTGCGGATGGCCAGCACCACCTCGCGGCTTGCATCGGCGACACCTCGCGCTGCGCGGGCCTTCACCAGCGCGGCGCGGCGCGCATCCACGTTGATGCCGTGCAGCTTCCCGCTGCGGCTGTTGAACTGGCCGATCTCGGCGTAGCTGCGGAACTCGCGCACGTGGACCGGGTTCACGCACAGCTTCGACCCGCAGCAGGTCAGGCCCAGCATGCGGCCCGGTGCCGGCGATGCGCCGTGCGCAATCTCCCAGGCGGCACGCACGCCGCGCAGCACGCGCTTGTCGTTGTCGGCATGGCTGAAGCCGTAGATCACGGCCATGCCGCGGCGCGTGGCCCCCTGCCAGAGCCAGCAGTGAGACGCGGGGTCCACGATGCACCGCTCGCGCAGCTGGTCGAGCGTGGTGATGAGCGAGTGCTTGCCCGATTTCACAGCGCCGCCTCCACCACCCGCACGCTGGCCGGTATGCGCTCGCCGCTCAAGATCCGCCGCACGCGGTCTTCGACCTTGCACTGCGCCTGCATGTACTGCTGTTGCGTGACGCCTGAAATGATGGCCGCATAGTCCGCGGCGAAATCACGCAGCGCCGCCAGCTCAGCTGCGCGCAGTGAGCGCGTGCCCGTGGCCTTGTGCCGGTCGTGAATGTCGGCGATGACCACCTGCAGCGCCTCGATGACTTCCAGGCCCTGCGCGACCTTGGCCTTGCACAGTTCCTCGGTGATGTTCACGCAGTCGAACAAGTGCCGCCAGTCGTTCAGGCTGGCCTCGGCGCGGCTGGCCTTCTCAACGCACTGCGCCAGGCGGTCAGCGCGCGTCAGGGCGTCGGTCTTGGACATGCATGCCGCGCCCATCATCGCCATCACGTGGGCAGTCGGGTTCACGCCGTAGGGGCGGTACTTCTTGCGGTCGCTCATGACCTCCCCCCACAGTTGCAGGGGCTCCCCCCTAAAGGCGCAGACTTCTCGGCCGATACCGTGGGGCGCACAGTCTCACCATGGGACACAGCCGCCACGAATTCCGCCCGCTCCTTTGCGCGGCGCCGCAGCTTGTAGGCCGGCTGGGCAAAGAAAAGGGCGCGGGTCGCGGTCAGGCGAGCCCGCGCCGAAAGAACCCCTGCATCTGCGCCGCGTGGTTCAGTCGCGGCTTGCTCGGGGGCCAGGAGGAGACAAAGGGATGGCGCGGGCCGGTGCGTCGAAGCACCGCAGCGCCGAGAAGGGAGGCTGTCGGCCTGAGCCCGCTTGTTCATGCTGCGGCCTTCGTTTCAGGCGGCCGAGACAGCTTGCAGCGCATGGCATGCATGAGCATCGCCTCGACCGTCACGGGGCGGCCGATCAGTTCGGCGATCTTCGGAATCAGCGCAAGCGGAACACCTTCAGTGCGCCACAGCGAAACGGCAGTCTTTGAGCGGTCAATCTCTTGAGCCAGCCAAGACGCCTTACCGCTGTTTTCCGGCTGGTCTAGCCATGTGTGTAGGTCCATGGCTGCGAGTTTAGGCCGAAGTAAACGATCAGGTCAAGCACTCCCTAAACAGTCGGACAACACAATGCCGACCGAAATGCATGCACTTCGCCGCCAAAAGCTAGAGTTGCTCCTACAAGGTCGCTTCAAAGGCGATAGGGGGGCATTCTTGAACGAGTCCGGTCTTTCGAAGGGGCGGCTGAGCCAGCTGCTTGACCCTGATGAGCCGTTCGGCGACGTGGCCGCGCGCAATCTTGAAGATCGATTGCATCTAGATTCCGGGTACTTCGATGCCATGGATTCGCGGACCCTTGAGTTCGCTCTGGCCTTCGAGTCGCTCCCCGACCACCAGAAGGGCCAATGGGAGGCATTGGTCGCAATGCTTCGCCCGCCAGCGCCACCCGGAACCTGAAAACAGCCTAGGTTGATCCCTCGTTTGAGGGGCGGCCTGGGCTATTTTTTTCACATTTGGTTTAGTTCGGGCTTGACGACTGGTTTAGGTTGCCCTAAAGTTGATTCCAACGCAGCACACAACCGCTGCGAAGGAGCGACAGATGAGCAGGCAACTCGACCAAATCGCACGCAAGGCATGCCACACCGGCCAGTGGCTGTTTGCAGCTTGCGACGCCAACGCAGAGGGCCGACAGGTCGCGTGGTTTGACCAGCGAGCCCGCGATCTGCGCATTGCAGCGCGCAAGGCCGCCGCGCCGATCCCGGTCCCCGAGGTTGCCGACAGCACCTTCGGCGCGTTTGTCGAAGCCGGCGGGGTGCTGTGATGGCCTTCACCCAAGACCACCGCGAGGACGCCCTCGACATGCACTTCCATGCGCACCGCCAAGTGCAGGCGCGCATCGCCAAGGACCGCAACCCGGCGCCGACGGATCGCCAGATCGAGCAGGCGCTCGAAGCTGCCGGCGTACCCCAGGCGGCCGACCTGTCGCACGACCTGAAGGTCGCCCGCGTCGTGCTGGAAGCGTTCGCATGAGCCGCTACCGCCGCACCAAGGAAGACCGCGCAGCCATCGCCGTGGTCGTCATCACCACGCTGTCGTGGGTTGCCTTCCTGATCTGGCTCGGCCGCAAGGTGTTTTCATGAGCCGCCGCATCTGGGAAGAGACGGCGGTGCAGACCTGCAGCGCCACCAGCAACCGCTGGCGCCGGGTCGGGAACATCGCCCTGGCATTCGTGCTGGGCGTCGCCGCGGCCTGTGTGCTGATCGTCTGGGCCACGCCCTGCGAGGAGGGTGCGCTGTGCGGCTTCCTGGCCGCGCTGCACCCGGATGCCCTCGGCCGCTTCGCGCGCCGCCTGCTGATCCGCGCTCGTATGACGCAGCTGGATCTGCTGGCCTACGACATCGCCATGGCCGGCGTGATGTCGCCCGAGACAGACCGCCAGCTTTCCGCCCGCATGGCTGAGCTGCAGGGGCAGCTGGCTGACCTTTCACCTATCACCAACAGCAAGGACTGCTGAACACCATGAACGCACCACACTCCCTGGCCATCGTCGACGCTGAGCCGTCCACTGCATCGGCCGCCATCATGATGAACCCCGGCCACATGCAGGCCCTGATGAGCTTCGCCGATGCCATGGCGAGGTCGAAGCTGACGGTGCCCGAGCACCTGCAGAACAAGCCGGCCGACTGCATGGCCATTGCGATGCAGGCCGCGCAGTGGGGCATGAACCCCTTTGCGGTGGCGCAGAAGACGCACATCGTCAGCGGTCGCCTGGGCTACGAGGCACAGCTGGTCAACGCGGTGGTGCAGAACAGCGGGGCGATCAAGGGCGCTTTCGCCTACGAGTACCAGGGCGAAGGCCAGGACCTGCGCTGCCGCGTCGGCGCAGTGCTGCGCGGCGAGAGCGACATCACCTGGGGCGAGTGGCTGCGCAATGGCGACGTCACCACGCGAAACAGCCCGTTGTGGAAGACCAACGTCCGCCAGCAGCTGGGCTACCTGCAGGTCAAGAACTGGGCGCGGCTGTATGCCCCGGGCGCGATCCTGGGCGTCTACACGCCTGACGAACTGGAGGCGGTCGAGCCGACGCCAGCGCCGCCCGCGGTGAGGCACATGGGCGCGGCTGATGAAGTGCGCCCGGCGCTGCCCGCCTACCCCATGCCCGACTTCGAGAGGAACTTCCCGGCCTGGCAGAAGGCTGTGGCCAGCGGCAAGAAGACGGCGCCGGATCTGCTGGCGATGCTGAGCACGAAGGCAACCTTCACTGAAGACCAGAAGGCCGCGATCCTGTGCCTCAAGGCCGCGCCTGCGCCGGCTCCCGAGCCCGAGCCGGCCGTTGATCCGTTTCTGGCCGACATGGACGCTGCCGAAGGGGTCGCACAATGAAGATCCACAGCCTCATCCAAGGCAGCCCGGAATGGCTGGCCTACCGCGCCCAGCACTTCAACGCCAGCGACGCGCCGGCCATGATGGGCTGCAGCCCGTACAAGACCCGCGCCCAGCTGCTGCGCGAACTGCATACCGGCATCGCGCCCGATGTCGATGTCGCCACACAGAAGCGCTTCGACAACGGCCACCGCGCCGAGGCGCTGGCCCGGCCGAGGGCCGAGGAAATCGTCGGCGAGGATCTGTTCCCCGTGACCGGCAGTTTGGGCCGCCTGTCGGCCAGCTTCGACGGGCTGACGATGACCGAGAACGAGGGGTTCGAACACAAGGCGCTGAACGACGCCATCCGCGCCGCGTTCACGGCCATGGAAGCGCTCGGGCCGCACGACGACGCAGCCGCCTGCCGCCTGCTGCCGATCTACCACCGCGTGCAGATGGAGCAGCAGCTGCACATCAGCGGCGCCGAGCGCATCCTGTTCATGGCCAGCGAATGGACCGCCGACGGCATGCTCGTCGAGGAACGCTACTGCTGGTACTACCCCGACGCCGAACTGCGCGCCGAGATTCTGCGCGGCTGGGACCAGTTCGCCACCGACTTGGCTGCCTATACCCTGCCGGCCAGCGAAGCCCCCACCGCAGTCGGCAAGGCCCCGGAAGCCCTGCCGGCCCTGCGCATCGAAGTGACCGGCCAGGTCACCGCGTCCAACCTCGCCGAGTTCAAGGCCACGGCCCTGGCCGCCATCCAGTCGGTCAACCGCGACCTGCAGACTGACCAAGACTTCGCAAACGCCGACAAGGCCGTGAAGTGGTGCAGCGACATCGAAACGCGCATCAGGGCTGCGAAGGAACATGCACTGAGCCAGACGGCCAGCATTGACGCGCTGTTCAAGGCCCTGGACGACATCACCGCCGAGGCCAAGCGCGTGCGCCTGGATCTCGACAAGTTGGTCACGCGCCGGAAGACCGAGCGCAAGGAAGAGGCGGTCGCCGCCGCCCGCGCCGCGCTAGACAAGCACATCGCCGATCTGAACGCCGAGCTGACCCCGATGCGCCTGCAGCCGGTGGCCGTGGACTTCGCGGGCGCGATCAAGGGCCTGCGCAGCTTCGCCAGCATGGACGACGCGCTGCAGACGGCTGTCGCCAACGGCAAGATCGCGGCCGACCAGCAGGCGCGGGGCATCCGCGCCAACGTGGCCGAGTTCAAGGCCAAGGCCGACGGCTTCGAGTTCCTGTTCCACGACCTGGGCCAGATCGTGCACAAGGCCGCGGACGACTTCGCAATGCTGCTGCAGGCCCGCATCGACGGGCACCGCATCGCCGAGGCCGAGAAGGAGCGCAAGCGCCAGGCCGACGAAGCTGCGCGCATTGCGGCGGCTGAGCAGCGGGCGCGCGAACAGGCGCAGGCCGAGGCTGCAGCTGCCATCGCTCAGGCTGCGGCGCCAGCGCCAGTGCCGGCACCGACGCCTGCCCCGGCGCCAGTTGCAGCAGCGCCGGCCGCGCTCGCCCGAGTTGTTGCACAACCTGCAACGACTGCCGACGAACCCGCGACCCTCGCCCTGGGCGCCATCTGCGAGCGCCTGGGCTTCACGGTGTCGGCCGCGTTCGTCACCGACTCGCTGCACATCAAGCCGGCCGGCCTGTCGCCGCGCAAGACGCCGCTCTACACCGAGTCGCAGTTCCAGACCATCTGCCGCCAGCTGCAGAGCCACGCCAGCGCGATGGCTGAGCTTTATGCGCAGGGAGTGTGTGCATGAAGGCCGCGCCGATATACGTCGTCGTTTGCCAGAACGACAAGTCGCACCCGCGCTGGGGCGTCGATGAAGACGGCCCGCTGGTGCACGAGCAGTACACGCGCACCGCCACGCTGGAGGCCATGCAATTGCGCGCAGCCGCGCTGGAAATCTACGGCGCCTGCCGCGTCGGCCGCGTGGTTTTCGAGGGTGAACCCGGTTTCAAGGTGGTGCCTTGAACGCCGCCCTCCGCCAGGCCACCGCCGAACGCATGGCCCGCGAGGAAGCCGAGCGCAACAAGCCCGGCACGCTGGCCGATGCCTGGACCGACCAGCGCCCGCGCGACCACATCGTCGAGCACCGCCGTGCGTTCATGGCCGGCGCGCTGACGACCATCGAACTGCTGCTGGCCGGCGTGCCGCGCGAGCAGCTGCTTGCCGAGTGCGTGCAGTTCGGCCGAGCTATCGGCACGGCTGCTGAGCGCGCAACTTCCTGACCCTCAATTCCCGCTAAACGAAAGCGACCTATTCATGTTCGAGATCACCACCCCCACCGCGGCGACCCTGACCAGCGTCACGCCGCGCACCGAGAAGCACGGCGATGACGACGTGTTCGCCGTCAGCCTGGGCCTGCAGATCATCGGCCCGAACACGCTGCTTGATCTGCTGGACCCGACGCTGCGCGCCACGCTCTACACCGCGCCCGAAGGCCAGGAACAACTGCCCGGCATCGATCCGTCCACGCCGCTGCTGCGCACGCGCGCAATCGACCACCTGAAGCTGAGCGCATCTTTCGACGGCTGGACGCTGGCCATCGACCACGGCATCGACGAGGCTGATCCGATCAAGTTGAGCGGCGCAAAGGTGGACAAGTTCGTCGTCGAGCCGATGCAGGGCGGCAGCGTCGAGATCCGCTTCCGCGTCGGCAGCAGCGACATCGACGCAGCCGAAGCCGGCCAGATCTGCGCGCACCTGGGCCAGGAGATCAGCATCACTTTGCGGGCGCCCGAGAAGGCGCCAGATGCTATCGACGGCAGCGTCGAAGCCTTCAAGAAGGACCACCCGGACGCGCGGGAGCCGGATGCGACGGATCTGTTCGCGGCTGGTGGCGAATCCGGCGATGAAACCGACGAAACCGGCGTCAATGCTGACGAATCGGCTGGTGCTGAAGACACCGACGCCGAGCGCGAGCAGCGCGAGCTGGAAGCCGGCATGGCCGCCAGCATCGCGGACGCGGGTGTGAAGCCGGCTCGGCGTGGGCGTGTGGCGCATTGAGCTTCAACGTCATGGTGAGGCGGGACCAACAGCGCGCATCGGACACCGAGTAAGCACAAGGCGCGGCTCGCTGTTGGGCCTCGCCTCGACCTAGAGTTAGGCATCAACCGGAGAACAGCATGCCAGCACCAAGAATGCCGAAGCACACTTGCCCAATGATTGACAGGCTGAAGGGCTGCATTGAGCGCGCCCACGCAAGCGCGGCCGATGTACCAGATGAGGCGACAGCCGAAGAGCTGCACTCGCTGCTGAGCGACATTGCGCACGAACTGAAGGGCGAGGCCGGCGCGCTTGAAGACTTGCGAGACGCAAACCTTGGCCTTCGGAACTGCGCCGAGTATTGGCAGGAAGAGGCGGCACGCTTGGAAGCGGCTGTTGATGCCTAACG